AATCAAGGCAACTTAGCAGGCATAGAAGACTTTATTGTCGCCGTTGTGACTAAACTAAACGCATCATCTTTGGTGCTAAACATATCAAGTGTCTCCGCTCCAGCTATCGCTAGTGTGGCAAGTGGAGATTTATTAACGTCAGAGATCACTGTATCAATTCTAACGAGCTGGAGTTAAAATGAGTCTAACACCTGAAGATTTAGCCTTCTTAAAAAAGATAGGTCAGATCGAAGAAGCACCAAAACCTGCACCAACTAAAGACAAGGACAAGGAGTAACAATGGCAATTTTCTTAAATAACACCGCATCGGTTACCTTTAACAGCGTTGATCTTTCAGCGTATGTTACATCTGTAACTATCAATCAATCATTTGATGAACTTGAAGTAACTGCTATGGGCGACACAGCTCATAAGTTTGCTAAGGGCCTAGAGGCAAGCACTATCACTCTAGATTTCCTAAATGATAACGCTGCAACTAAAGTTATCCCAACTTTGCGTGCTGCCTACGGTACAACTGTACCTTTGGTAATTAAGCAAACTACTGCAGCAGTATCAGCTGATAACCCTTCATATTCCACTACAGTTTTGGTCAACAATTTACAAAACGTTAATGGATCTGTCGGCGATATATCCAGCCAATCGATTACATTTACCTGCAACAGCGTAATAACTGTAGCAGTAGCATAAGGAGAACTAATGGCAAAGCTAAAGATAACAAGGGCTAACGGAGAAGTATCTGAACACAAGATTACTCCGGGTGTCGAGTACGCTTTCGAGTTAAAGTATGGCGCAGGAATCTCAAAGGTCCTACGTGATCACGAACGGCAAACGGAGATCTATTTCCTTGCTCACGAGTGCTTACGTAGGGCTAATGTAGTTGTGCCAGTCTTCGGTCTAGAGTTTATTGATACTTTAGATACCGTTGAAGTATTGGATGAAGAAAAAAAATAACACAGCGGGATTCAATTATCTACACTATTGCAAGTCTTAGCGTAGAAACCAAGATTCCGCCCCAGGCTTTTATAGATATGGATCCAGAGATGCTTAGGGCAATAGTCCAAGTATTATCTGATCGAGCTAAGGAGATCAAGAATGCCAGTAAACGTCACAGGCGTTAAACAACTCCAAAAGGCTATGAAAGATGTAGAGCCAACTCTTAATAAACAAATGAGCAAAGATATTAAAGCAATAATGCTTACCGTACGAGATAAAGCACGTGGATATTTACCTGCGCAAAATGATGTGTTAAGTGGGTGGGGCAAAGGTACTGCATCGGCTGAAACTATTAAAGACATTTATAGAGCATTTCCAGCTTACGATTATGCGTTAGCCAAGTCAAAGGTTGCATATTCAGCAGGCCAAAATAAACGTAATAGATCAGGATATAGAGCTGCATTTTATGTTTACAATAATTCAGCACCTGGCGCAATCTTTGAAACTGCTGGCCGTATAAATATGCCAAAGGGTGAAGGATCATTAAATCTTAATGCGCCTGTGCAATTCAATGCTGCCGCTGAGATGCTAACCAGCATGAAAGGTTATGGTAAACAAAGAGGCCGCGTTATTTTCCGTGCTTGGGATGAAACTAAAAACAAGGTTATTCCAACCGTAGTTAAAGCTATTAATACCGTGGCTACTGACTTTAACAATAAAACCCAAATAAGTAAGGCAGCGTAATGGCCAATTTAATTGTTAGTGCAGTTAGCACTTTTGATAACAAAGGACTTAAAAAAGGTCAGAAAGAAATTAGTGCATTTGACAAAACGGTTAAAACATTAGGTAAAACTTTTCTTGGAGTATTTGGTGCTCAAAAATTATTGTCATATGGTAAAAATGCCATTAAAGCATTTGCTGCAGATGAAGCTGCTGCTAAGTCGTTAGCCACACAATTAAGAAACTTAGGGTATGGATTTGCTACCACTAACGTTGAAGATTACATAGCCAAACTAGAAAAAAGCACTGGCGTATTAGATGACCATTTACGACCTGCATTCCAAGAATTATTAACCACCACAGGATTAGTTACTGAAAGTCAGAAAGCATTAAATGTTGCATTAGATGTAAGTGCCGCTACCGGTATGAGTTTAGAGTCAGTCAGTTCTGCATTATCAGCTGGATACAGAGGTCAAACTAAAGCTCTTAGATCATTGGGAGTTAATTTATCTAAGACCGCTTTAACTGCCGGCAATATGGCAACGGCATTAAAAGAAATAGGCACAGCATATTCTGGACAAGCAGCGGCAAGACTAGATACTTATGCTGGCAAAATGGATCTATTAGAAGGAGCAGCATCAAGAGCTTCTGAAACTATAGGTAAAAGTTTGCTTGATTCTTTGGCTTTATTATCCAAAGACAATTCAATACAAGGAGCAGCTGATGATATGGAAGCATTTGCTGTATCTATTGCAGATGCTACTTACGGTATGGCTGCATTATTAAAGAAAATTGATAAACTAACTGGATTAGATAAAGTCAGTATTGATACTTTATTTACTATAGCCAATCCTGCATTAGGATTATTAGGAAACTTTGGAGCATCTCAAAGACCCAACACTGGCCGTGCTAATAGAACTTATCAGGGCGGACAAACTTCTAATGATATGTACATATTACGCAAAAAAGAATTAGATGCAATTAAAAAGGCTAATGCAGCTAGAGCAGCAGAATTGGCTTTATTAAGTAAAAAGAATGAAATGGATAAACTTAAAGACAAGTTTGATGTAGAGCGGATAGGTCTTAATGCTGCCCTTAATGCTGCCACCGATGAAGAGACTAAACTACGCATTAAAGCCCAGATAGCAATCTTAGACAATAACGAGGCTTTGGCTAAGAAGTATAACGCTGAGTTAAATGCTGCCAAGTCTGCTACCGATTTAGCAAATGCGTTCAATGGTGCAATTTTGACACTTAACTCTTCTAAAGCAGATGTTGATAAATATTTAAGTGATCTAACAAAATTACAAAACACACAAATAGCAGCAGGCACGGCAATAACAGCTCCAAGCGCATCAAATGTTGCTGTTATAAATGAACTTCAAAGCACTCGATTAGAAGGCTTAAAAACAACAATAACAGATTTATTAGAAAAAACACGTACTACTGTCAAGTCAGGTTATGACATCCCATCTCCTGCAGAGTTTTACGGACAATACAATAGTGATTATGCGGCCTCATCTATGAGTATGGCTCAAACTCCTGTCATTAACGTAAACGTAGAGGGATCAGTGCTAGCCCTTAGCGAGATGGACAACGCTATCCAAGATGCATTACTTAGAATCTACAAACAAAATGGAGACCTAGCGCCTGCTGGATATATACCATAATGGCTGTACCGGTAATAAATGCAATTATTAACTTCTCTACTGGCCCACAAATTGCACAAGCTATGCAGATTGATATTGGTAAATTAGGGGTCAATGTTTTAGCAGATGCAGTTGCCGTTATTGTTGATGTATCTGATCAAGTCAATATAGTGCAGACCAGACGTGGCCGTAATGCCATATCAGATCAATTCTCTACAGGTAATTTAAGTCTTCGCATAGTTGATCAGAATGGTGATTTTAACCCACAAAATCCTTCTAGCCCATATTTTGAATTGCTAACTCCTATGAAGAAGGTTCAGATAACTGCAACCTACTCAGGAGTAACTTATCCAATCTTTTCAGGCTTCATTACGTCTTACGTAAACGTTCAACCTAAAGATGCAACAGAGGTTGCCTATACAACTATTACAGCTGTAGATGCTTACCGCCTAGCGCAAAATGCTCAAATCTCTACAGTTACAGGTGCTAGTGCTGGAGACTTATCGGGCACACGTGTTAATCAAATCTTAAATACTATTGGCTGGCCTAACACTCAGCGTGATGTGGATGCAGGTCTTACTACTTTACAGAATGACCCAGGCACTAATAGGACTTCTCTATCAGCTCTTCAAACCGCCTCTGACAGCGAATACGGGGCAGTATATGTAGATGCTTCTGGCAATTTTGTTTTCCAAGACCGATCTGTAACCGTAGGATCTATTGGCGCAACACCCACATTATTTAGCGATAATGGTGCTGGTATTAGATACGCCAATGCTGTATGGAAGTTAGATGACAGCCTTATATTTAATAAATCGACAATAACTAGATCAGGTGGCACTGCTCAGGTGGCCACTAATCAAGCTTCTATAGATAAATACTTCTTACACTCATACTTTTTAGATGGCTTACTTATGCAGACAGATGCAGTAGCCCTAGATTATGCTAGAGCCTATACCGCCTCTAGAGCTGAGACCTCTATTCGATGCGATGCTATCGAGCTTGATCTATATACGGCTGATTACACCGCAGGCACTATTGCAGCCCTTAGCCTAGATTTTTTTGATCCAATTACAGTAATTACCACACAGCCAGGCGGATCTACCCTTGACAAGACCCTACAGATTTTCGGAGTAGCCTTTAACATTACCCCGAATAGCTTCAAAACTACCTTTACAACACTAGAACCTGTCATAGATGGGTTTATAATAGGCAACGTAGATTACGGTGTCTTAGGACAAAACGTCTTATCTTATTAAGGAGCAATAATGGCAACAGGATTTCCAGCAGTAACCGGTGATGTACTTACATCCGGTATGTTTAACGGCCTTGTAGCATTTACCACTAACGCACAAACAGGTGCAACATACACAGCTGTATCAACGGATCAATATCAGGTATTAGTAACAATGTCTAACGCATCTGCTAACGCTTTTAAGATTCCTACTAACGCATCTGTAGCATTTCCAGTGGGTACTTGTATTACAGTATTAAATATCGGTGCAGGTACTTGCACAATTAGCGCAGTTACATCAGGAACTACAACAGTATTAAGTGCAGGTTCAACTGCTGCTTCACCACAATTAGCACAATACAAATCAGCAGCTTGTATTAAAACTGCTACAGATGCTTGGTATGTAGTAGGGGCTATTGCATAATGATTGGTAATGTTGTCGCAGGCGTATTAGGTGCACCACCACCACCATTGTCGGTAACAGGTGGAACTCTTTACACAAGTGGTGGATTTAACTACAGAGTTTTTACTGCTAACGGAACTCTAGGTGTAAGTGGTGGTTCAATAACTGCTGACATTTTACTTATTGCTGGCGGCGCGGCTGGGGGAAATTCACAATTTGGTGGCGGTGGTGGCGGTGGGGGCGCTGGTGGAGTTTGCAATCAAACAAGCAGAACCATTACGGCAGGAAATTATTCAATTGTAATTGGTGCTGGTGGAAGTGGCGCGGCAGCAGAAGCATTTGGCGGCGCTGGAGTGAACTCAACTTTTGACACAGTCACTGCAATCGGGGGCGGCGGAGGAAGTTATTACGACGCGGCAACCGCAGGAAAATCAGGCGGAAGTGCAGGCGGCGGATCAGGTTATGGCAATTCAACAAGCATTAACGGTGGCACGGCAACTCAAGGAAATTCTGGTGGGGCAACTGGTTATGGAAATAATGGCGGTAATGGTGTTTTAACTCAATTTACAACTGGCGGTGGCGGCGGTTCAGGTGCGGTTGGTCAAAATGGAAATTCAAATGTTAAATCAGGTGATGGTGGTATTGGTAAAGACACTTGGTCATCTTGGGCATCTGCAACTTCAACTGGAGTAAGTGGTTATTATGCCGCTGGTGGTGGTGGATCTTGTCGAACAGATCAAACCCCAACACCAGGATCGGGTGGAACTGGCGGCGGCGGAAATGGCGGATCAAGCGGTCTTGGAACTGCTGGAACTGTAAATACGGGATCAGGATCTGGTGGATCGGTTAGCGCTTCAACTGGACCAAACGGTGGTTCTGGAATTTTTATTGTGAGGTATGCAGTATGAGTCATTGGGCAGAAGTAGATAATGATAATAAAGTTATTCGTGTAACTGTTGGTGATAATAATGATCCAGCAGGTGATGAGGGTTATTCTTGGTTAATAAATAACTTAGGTGGTACTTGGATTAAGACTTCATATAACCGAACAATTAGAGGTAATTTTGCAGGGATAGATTATACATATCTTCCATTAGAGGATATTTTCATGCCGCCTAAATGCCACGCAGAGGCAGTCTTAAATGCTGCAGCTGCTAAATGGGAATGCACTAATAAGGATCACGATGCCAAGCCCCTGGCTTTCTAAAGCAGCAGACAGCTTAAGAGATGCCGTTACTACCTGGTATCCAGATCGCCGCACTTCCAGTGATGGATGGCTTGGCGATGCTCGTCACAGTGCCAGAAAATCTGATCATAATCCAGACAACACCGGATGTGTGCGAGCCATTGATATTGATTCTCGCTTGGATTCATCCGAAGGGCTCTCAGTATATTTGGCTGACCAGATCAGAATCTGTGCGAAAACCGATAAGCGTATATCGTACGTAATCCATAACGGAATGATCGCCAGCAAAATCCTTAATTTTAAGTGGCGTAAGTATTCAGGATATAACAAACACACAAAGCATATCCACATCAGTTTTACAAAGGCAGGCGATACCGACGGAAAACCGTTTGATATCCCATTACTAGGAGGCAAAATATGAAGATCAGTAAGAAACATAAAGCAATACTAAAATCTTACGCACGTGGCGTATTAGTATCCTTCTTAACATTCTTGGCCAGTAATGAATTAGGTTTAGATCCTGCCGTGTCTGTAATTGTTGCAGCGCTTGCAGGTCCAGCAGCTAGGGCTCTAGA